CGGAATCCAAGTCACCGCCTAGTATTGGTGAAGTATCATCTTGTACAGCAGTAATACCGCCACTCGATTGTGCTATCCAATCGTAGTCTGAACCTGTCCAACTCAATACTTCATTAGTACCTGCGCTGCTTGTATTAAGGTGTGTGTCAACGGCTGAGTCAGAATATAATGTTGGAGTGCCTGTCAATGAACTGTATGCACCATCAAACGCATCTGTAATACCGTAACCAGCAATGGTTGTTGGTGTACCACTTAGAGAACTAAATGCACCATCAAACGCATCTGTTATGCCATATCCTACAATAGTGGTTGGTGTACCAGTTAATGCACCGAATGTACCATTAAATGTACTGTAATCTGTTCCAGCCACTGCTGCTGAAATATTTCCAGAACCGTCTGACTTAACTAATCCGGTGATTGCACCTACAACTGGATCTGTTTCAGTATAACCTGTCAAATATCTTCCATCTAAATCCACTGTGACAGTGGTTGCATCGCCACCTCTTGTAAGCGTCAACACACCATTGCCATTGTCAAAACTTGCTGCTGTAATTCTTGCTAAGTTGGTGTCATCAAACAATGCACTAAAGTCCACTGTAAACGTACTAGCATCGTCACGTGTAAAAGTTGCTATACCAGTATCGGCTGCCACACTACCGCTTGTAATACGTGCTAGGTTTGTATCATCTACTGCCCAGCTAAGATCTATATTATTTACTGTACCAGTTTCGTCCGTGTATCTTAATCTTTGATTAACACTGTCACTAATAAGAGTTGTTGTAGTTTCGCTTGTAAGATAAGTTCCAAAATCACTTATTTGTGATTCTGTAATACTGAGTGCTGCTTGGTGTTGTGTAACACTAGTTTGCGTAATGTTAGCATCAGGCACATTGGCCCATGTGACAGTACTTGATAAATCGTTTGTTTCTGCTGTCAAATAGGCACCTAAATCACTTATTTGCGACTCTGTAATATTGAGTGCTGCTTGGTGTTGTGTTACAGAACTTTGTGTAATATTTGCATCAGGAACATTAGCCCAAGTTACTGCTGAACTTAGATCATTTGTTTCTGTAAATGATGTTAGATAACCCGAATCATTTGTAAATGCGCTTACATTAGTTGGCGCACCTGTTAATGAACTGTATGCTCCATCAAATGCGTCTGTAATACCATAACCTGCAATGGTTGTAGGTGTGCCTGTCAAACTAGCAAAAGCAAAATCTTGAGTAAATGTATTAGTAAAGGTAATGCTGTCATTTACAGCATCTGTTGTAATACTGATGTTGGTTCCTGCAACCAAGTTTACACTGTCAGTTTTAGTATCAGCTGCTACATTGTTTTGACCACTCACTATAAATTCACTAAAAGCGTTTTGGTTGATTTCACCGGCATTGCCTGCTACTAAACTTACCCAATTTCCCGCAACATAACCTTCAAAAGCGTTTGCCGTGGTGTTGAATCTAAGTTGCCCTATCTGAGGTGTCGCTGTTCTTTGAGATGTTGTGCCTGATGGAATTTGGACTGATCCTGTAGCACTGTCGCGAGGTGCGATAGCTTCAAAGTTTGCATCCATTTCATTATAGGTTAATGCAGAACCCTTGTCTGCTCTCGTGATAATAGCCATACAGTATTTATTCTGTGATGTCGTCTAAAGTACGTATTCCTACATAACTAGTTTGTCTATTACCGACTAGTCCAGGATTATTTTCTATATATCCTTGTTGTAAATAAGAATATAAACTTTTTTCTTCGTCAGTAAGTGGTGCTGTCACTGCATAGGCTTTTGCAGTAAGTTGTGCCTTGCGCACAGGATCTGTTTCTGCTGCTGCTTGTTGCAATAAACCAGCAATGTCCGGGTTTGGAGGAAAATTAAATGTACCGTAACTAACTGCCATTTGCGATTACATCTCCGCTTCCTGTGGCAGCAGCATTAGGCACCCAACTACCGTGACCGCCAGTGGCATCCCCTTGTCTATGAACAAGCTCTCCTTCAACATAAACATTCGAACTTGTGCCAACAACAGGATCACCGCACTCTGTTTTGTCTCCTGATCTAACAATAGGGTAACCGTTTGCAAAAACAGTCGTGTTCGAAGTGGTATAGGCAAATTGGTGGAAATCATTTGGTGTAGGACTTGCGTGTCCTATATGCTTATCAACTTCTGCTCTAACCACTCCGGGCATTTTTTGCTCCTAAACCATTGCTAATCCACTTGTACTAGAAACATATTGTTTTGCCATTTCTGCTTCTGTTTTGTGTACAAATACCAATGTGCTTTTATTTATTGTAATTTTCTGTTGAGGATCAACTGTAAAAGTCCAAGGGCCTAAACCTAAGCCTTGTTGTGATACCATTACTGCCAGTGGTTTAGTAACTGTGACACTATTAGTATCTTCCTCAACAAAACGTGCAACTACCTCGTCTCCTGCAACTGTGCGGATTGTAATAGTATCGTTTTGTTTGTACGGTGTTTCTATAATCATAAAGTATATCCTGTGCCTGTATAATTTGTTTCTTCAATGTATTTTGTAAACTGTTCGTAGCCGCCAACCTTTACACCACTTACAACAATCTGTGGAAATGTTCTTGCTTCTGGAAACTCTGCAAGAACTGCTTCTCTATCAAAGTCTTTGCCTAGTTCTAAATATTCGAACTGATATCCACGTTGCTCGCACAATGCTTTTGCTTTTGTGCAGCTAGGACAAGCTGGCTTACCCCAAATGTGTATCATAAACTAAATCCTTTCAAACTATCTTTGTTTACATCTTGCTTGATTCCACCAATTACGTAGCTTTCAACTTCTGTTTCTTGCGGTGCAACCTGTAAACCCGAACTGGACAACCAGTGTTGTGTCCACGGTAGAGGATTTGTATTTACAGGTGCATCAAAGATAGCATTTAACCCTAATGCTTTCAAGCGACGATTTGCAATATATTCAACATATTGAGCAAGCAAAGTTGTGTTAAGTCCAATCATTGAGCCGTCTTTAAACAAATACTCTGCCCAATCTTTTTCTTCTTCTACGCACTCACGCCAGAGGTCGTAAACTTCTTCTTCACACTCTTTTGCAACACTTGCCATTTCTGGATCGTCTTTGCCTTGTGCCCAAAGTTTTAGTACGTGTGTGCTCAATGCCAAATGTTGTGCTTCGTCACGAGCGATAAGTGAAATAATCTTAGCCGAACCTTCCATAAGTTTTAGTTCGCCAAAGCCAAATGTGCAAGCAAAACTTACATAGAAACGCAGTCCTTCAAGGATGTTCACAGTCATCATTGCAAGATACATTTTCTTTTTGACTTCACGTAGACTACCTTCACCACGATGGAAGTATGCATCTGCTGCTTCGTTGAATGCATCATAATGTTTAGTTACACTGGTTGCACGAGCAATGATTTTTTCATCATCTAGAATAGTATCAAAAACTTCTGCTGGATCAGCATAAACGTTTTTCATAATGTGTGTATACGAACGTGAGTGAATAGTTTCAAAGAAGTCCCAAGTAACAATACACCCTTCTAGCTCAGGTAAACTTACGTGTGGCAAAAACGCCAAACATGGTCCGCGGCCTTGCACACTGTCTAATAGTGTTTGATACTTTAAGTTTGCAGTAAAGATATGCTTCTGCTCTGGACGGAAGTTGGCAAAGTCTGCACGGTCTTTTTGCAAACTAACTTCTTCTGGGCGCCAGAAATAACCCAGCATGGTTTGGTTCAACTTGTCGAAGACTGGAAACTTAAACACATCATAACGTTGTGTGTTTTGATCTTCTCCAAAGAACATATTTTGTTTTGTGAAATCAACTTTTTCTTGGTTAAAAACGGTCTTCGACATTGTTATTCCTTTTATCTGTCTGTATAGATGACTATACAGCCACAAAGGCTGTATGTCAAGTGTTTTTTATTTATATTGCGCAGGCTTCGCACATTTCGTCTTCGCTACCATTTAGTTCAGACGGTTGTAATTCTACCTGTGGTTTTTCTTCTTCTAGTTCGCTTGGGTCAGTTTTGTAATCATAAGTGTTCTGATAATAACTGGTTTTCCATCCTAGTTTGTAAGTTTGTAGTAAGTCTTGGATCATCACGCTCATTGGCACTTCGTTGTCTGGGTACTGTGTTGGATTGTAACTCCAGTTACCTGAAATAGCCTGATCAAAAAACTTCTGCATAACTGCAACAATATTAATATATCCTTGATTGCCCGACATCTCCCAAAGTAGCGTATAATGATTCTTCAGTGTTTGGTACTGTGGAACAATCTGCTTAAGAGGCCCTTTCTTTGACTTCTTAACGGACAGGTAGCCGCGAGGTGGTTCGATTCCGTTGGTAGCGTTTGACACAACAGAGCTACTCTCCGATGGCATCTGTGCGGACAACGTGCTATGTCGTAGCCCGTGTTGTTTGATATCATTGCGTAAACTATCCCAATCATAGTTTAGTCTATTCTCCACTACGGCATCAAGGTCTTTTTTGTATGTGTCAATTGGAAGAATGCCATCGCTGTATTTAGTGCGATCAAAGTACTCGCAAGCGCCACGCTCCTGCGCTAATTTGTTGCTGGCACGGAGAAGATAATATTGGAATGCTTCAGTTAGATCGTGTACTAACTTCCAAGCCTGCTCGTCTTGATATGAAACGTGATTCCTAGCAAGATAATGTGCAAGCCCAATATAACCAACACCTAAACTGCGACGAGCTTTTGTGCTGATCTCTGCTGCTCTAATTGGATAACGTTGGTAATCAATAATTTCTTCCAATGCACGAACAGCAAGCTCACAAAGTTCTTCTAAGTCATCTAAAGATTTGATTGTGCCTACGTTGATTGCACTCAAAATACACAGTGCAATTTCGCCATCTGGATCATCAATATGCTGTAGTGGCTTTGTTGGTAGTGTAATTTCTTGACACAGGTTGCTCATATAAACAGTGTCTTTAAAACTGCTGTGAGTATTTGCGTGATCAACATTCATAATATAAATGCGGCCTGTTTCGGCACGTTCTTTGATTAAATCACTAAACAGTTCCATTGCATCGATGCGCTTTTTCTTAATACTGGTTTTGCGTTCGTACATTTCGTACAATTCTTTAAATGCATCTGGATCACCAAAGTATGCCTCATATAATCCTGGCACATCGTGTGGTGAAAATAATGTAATCTCACCTCCGCTAAGTAAACGTTCGTACATTGTTTTGTTAAGTTGAATTGAGTAGTCTAGTTTGCGTACACGATTGTCTTCTGTGCCTTTGTTGTTTTTTAGCACAAGAATGTCTTCAATCTCTTGATGCCAAAACGGGAAGTGAACAGTTGCACTACCTCCACGTACACCATTCTGTGTACAACATCTTACTGTGCTTTCAAACTTTTTAAGGAACGGAATGATGCCTGTGTGTGCTACTTCGCCCCCACGGATCTTGGAATTTACTCCTCTGATGCGTCCGCTGTTGATTCCAATTCCTGCTCTTTGCGCAGTATAGCGTCCAATAGACATATCGCTGGCAAAGATGCTATCAAGGGTATCGTCGCTGTCAACAAGAACACAGCTTGCAAATTGGCGCACTGGCGTTCTGACCCCAGCCATGACTGGCGTTGGGATATTGATTCTAAAAAGGGAGGTCGCATCATAGTATCTCCTTACATAGTGCATACGTGTTTCTTTAGGATAGTTTGCAAAAAGTGTTGCAGCAATCATCATATACATAAACTGAGGTGTTTCAAAAAGCTGGCCACTGCTTCTATCCTGACAAAGATACTTATCTACAACCTGTCTTAGTCCTGCATAGGTAAAGTTTTCGTCACGCTTGTGATGTATGTAACTGTCTAGTCTTTCAATTTCATCTGCTGTATATTTTTCTAAAATTTCTGCATCATAGACGCCACGTTCAATATTCTTTTGGATCATTTTGCCTAATGACCAAGCTTCGTAGCCTCCAAATACTTCTTTGTTAACTCCGTAACTGAGCAACCGTGCTGCTGCGTATTGGTAGTTTGGTGCGTCCAAGGAGATTAAATCATTTGCGCTTCTTACTAATATTTCTTGTATTTCTGCCGAGCTCATACCATTATAAAATTGAATGTTGGCATTCATTTCAATCAAACTACTGCTGACTCCTGCCAACCCGTCACAGGCGTATTCTACTACCTTGTGTATTTTTTCAATGTTAAGTTGTTCTTTATCGCCACTACGTTTGACGATCATGGTAGTATCGCTCATGTTATCTCCTTATTGTTTTTTAATTATACTGAGGCAGTTCTGAATACTGGACTTGTGAAACCAAATTGTTTTGTTCATAATATCCAACATATCCATTATTATAAATTCCAATTGTAGTATTGTCAACTGAAAGTAGATAAACGTATCTACTTTTATCTTTGTCTAGTGTAATATGTATCTCAAAACTTGAGTTAGAAAAACGTTCTGTTAACTGTAAAGTATACAAAATTGCAAGAATTTTTTTAAACTCGCAATAGTCATTTTGCAGTATCATTTCCCAAGGATCTGGCCAAGTTTTTTCATCATATGGATCTGTACTTATACTGTTTGTAGGCACTTTATTCCAGAATGTGAACAACAATTCAAACGGATCTTTTGCCGTTTCTATATCGTTACGTAGATCCTGCCATACTGTGATGCGTTTGTAATAATTGTTTGGGAACATATTATGAGCGATAGGATACCGTAAAAGTAAATTCGTCTGTGTCAATTCCTTCGTCTAGTGTAAGATTTTGACAATCAATGAAAATTTTATTTCCAGAAAGTGTTGCTCTAAATTCCAAAGCTTCTAATTTTGACGCATTACCCGAATAAGTATAATCATCTCCAAAATCAATGTCAGTGCCACTCAGTTCTCTGTTCCATTCAAGTCTCCAAGTGCCTCTACGATGCACAGGACCCGGTGTGTTTTCTGCGGTATACTTGTAATCAACTTCTATAACACCTCTATCGGTCAGTGCCGGTAATCCCATAAAATATTCATATGTAAGTATACCACCTATAGTAGTAGTGACAGGATATGCATTTTCATAATTTATAGGTCCTTCAATTTCTGGAGGATATTCACCTGTGTTGAAATTTGGATCTACAGTAAGATCGCCCGTGCGTTGGAAATAATCACCAAGACTGTGGTTACCATGTTTTGCAAATCTAATAACACTGGATTGTGGATTATGACTGTCGGCTCCATCATTGCCTACAAAAACAAACTTGTTATTTTTACTGGTATTGGTTGTGCCTTGATCACAAATTATAGCCTGGTTATTAATATTATTAAAACTGATGCTTTCGAAAGTATTGTAACTTGGACCAGTAACCTGACCTGCTGCACCAGGCACAGCGTCCACAGCAAATTTAAACCCATAACCCAAGGTTTTCATTTTTCCGCCATCAAAATGATTGTAACTTGCATCGTCATCTGTAAAGTAACCGTAAACATAATTTTCAATATGAATATTTTTAAAGATGTTATTGTTGCAATCAAGAGATCCGATTGATCCACTTCTTAATTTAAATGCACCGTAGTCAACGTCTATACCATCGCCAAAAACCCATTGACCCACACATCTTATATTCCTAAATTCACTGTCTCTACAGTTTTGTAATATAATTGTGCCACCGTAACTGCTGTGTGTAATTGTCATATCTGAAATTTTGATGTATCTTGGCTGATTGGTGCTATCATTAGTGCTATCTTCTGCATAATTTCCTGCACCAGCACTATCGCCATTCTTAGTATAAAAAACACTAGAGCCTGTGCCGGTTAACAATGTTTTTTCCATTCCGTCACCGATAATGTTTGCAAAAGGTGGAATGTAAATTGGTGCGCTAATCACATATTCACCGGCAGGTATTTTCAATGTAATATTTTTATTTTCTCCACCAATTGGAGATAAAAACAATTGGTCCACTGCTCTTTGCAATGCTGCCGTTTGATCTGAACCATCACCGTTTGCACCAAAATCTTTTACACTAACAACATCGTCTAATTTTTGTGCAATTGTTCTCTGTACAGGCGTTGCACCAGTTGCACCAGTTTGAACATTATCATTTGTTCTATAAGTGTACTGTCCAACTAGATCAAGAATATTGCTTTTGGTTGTAAGTATTTCTGTATTGCCAGTTGCAGGAGCGCCTTCGCTTACACTACCGTTACCGATATAAAGTTTTTGTAAGTCAACTGCCCAGCCTAGTTCACCACTTGATAGCTGTGGTACACCACTGGTTCTTGCTCTACCTCTACGATGCTGTATTCTTGAAATTTGTACAACGGCCATTCTAATACTCCTGATATTGCATTAGTATTTATCCAACATATGTTTAGAAACATTATCGTAAACTATCTTAAATGTTTTGTTACCATTTAATATAAAATTCTGTGTAGGATCTTGCCATTTATGAGTAAAATAATGATATTTTTCAGTGGCTAATAATTTATTTAAAGTTTTTAAATTGCCTTGATGTTTATCTAATGTAAGATGATCGAGATTTATTCCGCTAGGTTTATATCTATCTTGCGCATATAATTGTTCAACAAAATAGTATTCTGAGAAAGTAGAACCGTTCCAGTTAAAGTTTTTTATTGTTTCAATAAAAAGATTCCAGTCTGGAATGTGTTTTCTAAGTGTACGTCCGCTTAGTGGAAAAGGTGGAATATTTCCCCTAGTAATCCCTGTACTAGGCTTACCAGTCCATATTTTTACAAAATCATTTATTCTATCAAATGGTGTATCAATTATTTTATTTGTTGGTTTAATATACAGCATATTTGCCAAATAAAATTGAGGATGCACGGGCCAGGTTTTACTGTCTAAGCTGATTGTTGTGTAATTTTTATTTTGCCAAGCATCCCATAATTTTATAAATTGTTGTTGCCAGTATGGCGCTTGCCAAAAATTGCTCAACACTTTATCGGTAGGATGCGATATACCAGGAACCGTGTGTATATCATTTAAAATAACATTTGCACTAGTAGGTACTTTTTTTTGCAGTTTATAAAACCAATGATGCCAAGAACTTTGACGTTTTTCATTACACCAGATACTATATTCTCCTGTGTATCCTAACTTTGCAATTAATTTGTATTGTTTTTCAAACGTCCATTTATCTCTGTTGCAAGTAACAACACTTATTCTTGTATCATCCAAACTTTTCATAATATTGATAAACCCTACGCCACCATTCTTGTTCCCATTCGGCAAACTCGTCTGGCCATAGATCAAACTGTTGATACTCACCTGCACGACTACACATAAAAATGTGTCCTTCACGGATATTTGTACCGTGTACTTCATTGTGAGCAATAGCATAAGCAGTAAGTTGTAGGAAGTAATCTTCCACCCATTCGAGTTTTTTGGGGCGATTTGTTTGCTTAAAGTCCATAATGCAAGGATTGCCTTTGTACAAACCTACTAAATCTGTTGTACCAGCATAGATGTTAGGAACGTACAGAGGAACTTCGCTTCCCCATACTTCGTCTACATCATCCATAGCGTGAACTTTAATTTTGGTTGCCATCATATGCGCTTGTTGTGCATATGGATTGCTGCCAGCAGTAGGCCATTCGCCAAACTCTATATAATCTTCTAAATATTTGTGCATACGGGTACCAACACCACTGGCTTCAGTAACAATTTCTTGTGCTTTCTGTTCGCCTACACGCTTTTTCCAAGCAATAAGATGTGTTTTGTCTTTTGTTTCACCTAGTATAGTTGTAACACTTGCTACTGGTGCGCCACCTGGTGCTGCATAACGGCGTTTGCCATTTATTTCAACACGTTTGAGTTTTTCATATGTAAACTTGGGTTTGATTAATGTCATGCTTTATAATAGCATTAAAGGTCTGATAAGTCAACAGCTCGTTTAGCCATTTTACTTACTGTGTCTTTGTCACCTCCACCTTTGGCTACTTTATCTACAAAAGATATTTCGTCTTGTGTATAGTTTCCAACGATGTTTTTAATTCTATCATCTGCTTGAAATGCAGCATCAAAAGTTTCATAGTTAAATTGTGGCACTTCACTGTTGTCCATCATTTTATCTAAATCTTCAAATGAGATAGATTCAACACCTTCTGCTTTCAACAAGCGAAGTAATTTATAAAGATTATCGCTATTAACTTCTTCAGTTACTTTTTTTTTGAAAGTTTACGAGCTAAGTTACGTGGATCAACACTTTCACGTGTTTCTCTGCCTGCAGGCTCATCGCCACCTGCTGCTGCTGACGCTGCTGCAAATTCATCATCTGCTGGAGGTACTACACCAGAATCATCCATATCAACTGTTGGTTCCATTCCTGCATCCATTGCAGGGGCCATATCATCACCGCCCATTGGCGCTTGCATTTCACCTTCGCCTGTTAACATTGTAACACCGCTGCTTAACGCACCTCTTGTTGCTTCCATTGATGTGTATAGTTCATCTAAACTTGCTTTGATAGTTTCAACAAACGCATTACTTTGTTCTACACCCATTTCGTCACGAATTGCATCTGCTAGATCCAACATTGATTCTGTTTTCATTTCAGCAGTGTCTTCCATCCAGCCTGTAACTCTGTCAACCATGTCCTTAGCTGCCATAACAATCTCAGCTTGATCTTCTGCACCTTCACGTACAATCGATTCGTCTTTTTTCTTAGACGCTTTTGCAATAGCTGCTCTACGCTTCTTAAGATATTCATCTGAGCTATCTTTTTTACCATCGTTGTTTACGTCATCGTCTTCTTTGCCAACCGGATCTAATTTTTCGTCAATTGCTTCCTCTTCGATATCACCACGCTCACTAATTTCAGCATTCAACACATCTAAGAACAGTTTTGACTTTTGATATTCGTCGCTTTCTACAACAGTGTTAAAACTTTCGCTAACTTCAATTTGGCTTAAACGTGTTCTTAATTTGTTACGTGCATCGTGAAGTTGTTGTAATGAAAATGTTTCTAATGCAATGCGCTTACCAAAGCGTTTTGCTAGGCTTTCGTTTAGTGTTTTTGCTGTTACTGGTTTTGCAAACTCTGAAATATTCATGGTGATATCCTATTTTTATTTAAAAGTATTTATCTCTAATAAAAGATTAACTGTTCTAATTTATGGGTAATTGATCGCAACTCATCATACGCAAGTTGCAATCTTGTATCTAATACATCTTTTTTTAGATTATTTTTGGTTTTATCTAAACTATATTGATAGAATCTAGCATCTAAGTCATATTTTTGAAATTTACGATCTAATGATTCTACAATGGAAACATCTCTATCTTCATTATATAATTTTGCAAATGCTAGAGCGCCGTGCTTGCTATAGGCAGTTCCTAGCATATCTTGATTTCTACTATCAAATAATAAAAAAGTTTTATCTTTGCACTGGCGTATAACAACCGGACCAATGCGAATTGAATTGCCTACTTTAATAGGCAGTGGATGTGTCTTAACCCCGTGAGAGATTAGAGCTTTTAATTCATTAACTATGTGTTGCATTGTTAACCAGATAGCACTTTCCTTGATATAAGACTTTTTTAATTATATCTTTTCTTATCAAATTGTCAAGAACATATTGTTGTCTTTCAGTAAATTCTCTATAGTCACTTAACGTATCCATTTTACCAAGTAATTCCTTTTCCTCTAAAGAAATTTGTACTCTGATACCATTTGTGATTTCTTTGAAATTCATTAGACTGCTGTACTACCCATGGTGTTAGGTGTACCCATTGTATCTGGTTGTGTGCGCTGTTGCGCTTTTGTTCGTTGTGCAGCGGCTACTGCCTGTGTTGCTGCTCTTACTTGCTCATCTGCTGCTTTCTTTTGTGCAGCTAATTGTGTCATTTGGTTTTGAATAGCCACAACACCTTCTTTTGCTTGTTGCAATTGTTCTTGTGCTGCTTTAACAGGATCTTGTTCAACTGGTGCTTCTGTGGTTGTTAAATCTTCGATCTTCATCTATTCATTGCCTTTACTCTAATACTCGCTGCATTGGTCTTTTTGGTTCTTTTTGCTTTACGAGTCATTTTTGATCCTAACCGTGCTTTGGTCATTGCTAACCTAAAACGTTTTTTAATATCTGGTGGTGCGAAACACTGTGCTACATTGGTTACTGTTCTACCTTTTCTAGCACCTGCGGTACATCTATATTTTCTTACTACCTTGTTACCTCTTTTGGCAAAAACTTGTCTTTCAAAAATTTCACGCAATAACATTTTAACTTACCTGCATTAAAACTACAACAATAGTAGATAGTAAACCTGCTACAATTGTTCCACTTGCACCAATTATAACTTTCACTAGACTGTTTTGTCCTGCTGCCATTTGGTCCGATATGTCATCTAGTTTTTCTTCAACAGTGGTAAGACGTTTGTCCATCTGTTCATAACGTAGAGCACAAAGATCCACGTGAGCCTCTAAACTCTCTTTTTCTAATGCAGTTGATCTAAGTGTCGACATTTATTACTCCAATTTGTTTACGACAGGAAATAGCCTTTTCGTTACCTTTAATAAATGCCTAAGTGTTTCCACTAACATTATTTATCCATTTCAAAGATAATATTAATATCTTTTCCGCTGGTTATAAAAATAGCATTATCAAAACTTACTGTTTCATTTAGTCCTTGAATAAAAGGCACAAACATAAAATCCTGCTCCATCATTTCTACCGTAAGAGCACCTTCATACTCAGTTTCAAAATCCAATTGCCAAACAGTATTATTACCAAATCTTTTGTCCTTTGTTGTAATAGGATCAGATTCTATAGTAGGATTTACTCTTAACCCTATTGTGTTAATAACCGTTAAAAAATTTTGTTTTTGTCCATAAGAAAGTTTATCATCTTTTGAAGCCTTGATGTGGTTGGTAATGTCTATTGTGGTTTTAATACAAAATTTAGTATGTGTAGCCATATTCTATAATATCTTTCATATAAACATCCCAAACAAGATCTCTCAACTCAGGTGTATATAAATCTTTATAATCATAATCTCTTGATGTGTTTAATTTTGGTAAAGGTTTATCACAATCTAATAATTCTTGTATCTGAGTAAATTCTTCTTCAAGATTTTCATATTTTAAAATAATAGTGTGTGTACCAAACCAATTGTACTGCGGAGTGTCCAACTTGTACCAATTTCTTGCCCATAACAAAAAAGGCTGGTATGAAAGACTGTTTTGATAATTTACAAATCTAGTTAACATCCATTCTTTGAAACTTATGGTACCGCCGTTTGAAAACATATACCAACTTGCTAGACGTTCCCAAGGATTTCTAACCACACCAAAAGTTTTTTCTGTTCTAGGAAAGAATTCATTGACCTCTACTATGTGTCCGTGCTTCCTTCCAGGAATAGTCACAAAGTTTTCATCTAACCAATTTGATATACTGGTGCCTGCTGTTTTAGGATTATGTATAAATGTGACTTTGTGTTCAGGTAAATGACGCATACACTATTTACAGTCACAAAAAAAGCGCCACTGTAAAAGTGACGCTTTGTTTTTTATAAGCTAAACCTTATGTGAAGTCTACTTCGTCTAGGTCTTTTGCTGTTACTGTTGCACTTGAAAGGTCGATTGAATCAACTGTTCCTAATGCACGTACACGAGCTTGCAAGTCTGCTGCGTCGGTTGAGTGTCCGTCTACAACTACGTAAACGTCACCGGCTGTACCAGCTGATTGCATTATAAGTGGTGCTACTTCTTGTCCGATTGCTTCGATTGTTGAACCAATGCCGCCTTTTGCTGCAAGTGATGCACCTGCTGCGATTTCAAAAATTGCTAGGTTAGCTGTTGAGTACTGTGTACCGTGTACGTGGCCTAGACCATTTGTTCTTGTGAATGCTGCCATTTTTATCTCCTTAATTCTCTAAATGACTGCCCACTCTCTGTGGACTTTTCTATATTGTATTTATGTCAAAGGAATAAAAAAGGTTACTTACGGGCTCTTTTGGCACGATTATGCAGTATTTTAAGCTGATCTATGTATGCAGGACCTGCTTTTACGATATCATGTACCATAAGGACTAAAGGCAAATACGAGCCTGCGATGCTTGCTGGAATAGTTTTTCCATTATTGATCATATCTAAAAATCTACTCACAAACGGCAACGTATTAACCGGAAGAATTAATCTATAATTTTGAACGTTGCCCATACCGCCTATATCGGGTGTGCTAATCTTAGGTTCAGGATCAGTTGCATTAAAGTCTTCAAGGTTATTATCTCCTGCAAACTTACTAAACATAGGCATTACATCACTGTCGCTTAATTTGCTACGTGCAGCAAAAAGCAATCGTGTTATTGTAGTTTTTCTTTCTGCTGTTGTATCAGTATCAAAAGTATTGAGTCTTCTACGTATTTCTTTATAATGAAAGTTATTGATATTCAAATCAGATTCTAATGTTGCAATTAGTCTTATATCTTCTGCTGTAACTGCATCACCACTTGCTAGTCTTCTTAGAAATCCGTTTAGTTTTCCTACGCTAATCAGCGTACTCTTACGTTCAGCAGTTGCGGCGCCTGGATTCTTTAATTTTTTTAATGCCGACTCATCGCCAGTAATAAAATAAAATAAATTATACAAATCGGTGCTGTCTATTCTAAAACGTGAATAGTCTCTATACATCACAGTCTTGTAACTGTATTTCATTGCATCGGTTTTGTGTTTACGGTAAAAACGCATTGCCTGCAAACACAGGATGGTCAAATATGCTTTTTCCTTACAGTCGGTGTAAGTAAGCAAACGTTGATTTCTTGCATCACGTGTCATTCTCGACTCTTGCAAATCTTTTATAAAATCCATTAACGTTTGCTTTCTTTGATTTTTTCAACACCTACTTTGAATTTTTTACTATTTCCTGCTTTGATACTGTTTATTAACCTGCGTTCAAGATCAATAGCTTCATCTGCATCATAGATGTTGTGTATTTGCTCAAGTAGGTTTACCGCACTATCAATTATGTTAGTGCCAGTTGTCTGGATAAAGTCGTCCCCACGTTCTTCAACACGGATATTACTTAGTTCTTCTAATATACTTCTAGTGCGTCTTCTCATATAGTATTTATAACATTTTTTCGATGTTGGAAATATAGTTGACCATACTGTGATCACTGAAATTATCAATAGATCCTTGTTTAATACCCATCCACATTCCTCTCCAACGGTCTTTAACACGTTGCCAGGTTGTTAATTTACGTTCAAGACCATATGCATTCATATAGTGTTCTGTGCCGTGATGCTTGTAACCCATTACTGCTAATGGTACCCTTGTAACAATATCGTTGTTGTTTACCCAACGGTGATGTGTAACACCTAAACTGTTGCAGTAACCTTTCCATCCAACTCTAGGAGAACCAAACGTGTATAATTCTTCTACAGGATTTATACCTTCATAAAGATGGCAACGACTGGCCATTACTGTTGCCATGGCAGCACCCAAGCTGTGACCACAGAACCAAAGTTTTTTGTTTGAATTCTTTTTCCTGTTAATATCTTCCAGTACCATTGGCCAGAGTTCATCTACTTCTGCTTTAAAACCTTTGTGTACTCTACTGACAGTTTCGGCCATAACAGGCACCGCATTTAAATCTGCTTTAATGTCATTGAACTCACTTGGTTGTGTGCCGCGACACGCTATAACCAAATCTGTTTTATTCATAAAACGGTATGCTTGTGCGCCTTCTCTATTGTAAAATTCTACAGTTGTAAACCCAAGTTTACGAACTTCTTTTTCCACGTGCTCAACATCGTCACTGTAAGCTATTTGTGCAAGATTTGCAAATAGCAAACTTCTTTCCATAAATTTCATTTCTGTAATCATTTTGCCCTCCTAAATTAATTACATCGGTGTAAACCTCACATTCTCAATAACCCAATCGATAGGTTCTTCATATGCAAATTGTAACATATATCTATCGTGTTCGTTATTGGTTACGCTATGTATCCACTCTCCTGTATTTAATATCACAGCGTTGTTTTTATAATGATATGTGTGTTTATTTTCATTTTCATCAAAAAAATCTACAGGTGCAAACACATCCAATGATGGTGAAAGATACCAACTTACACTGCTGGTCTTTTTTGTGTACTGAACAAAGTCAATGTGTCTAGGCACTGGATCATAAGGTGGATTGTGTAACAGGTAAACATTGTGTGGTAAAATATTAACACATTTCAACAAAGGTTTAATATCCAAATAACCAACGTTACGGCTGATACCGTGCATTGTACGTTCTTTGTCTTTTTTTGCGTGTTGTCCATATCTTGTATAAGTTGCTTTCTTTGCAACTTTCAGCATATGTTTTCTATAATCATCGGTTAAACAATGATCAATCTCATACCAAAAAGGGCCTGTATACATAATCACCTCTCTTTAATAATAATTATCTCAAATAAAAAAATAGGAGGCTAACCGTGGCCTCCTGCGTGTCCATTACGGAACAACCCGAACTGTATCAGTCTATGTTTATAATAACATCTTTTTCCAAAAAGTCAATACATTTTTCTGGAGTTGTTTCACCATACGGATCATTATCATCTCCGTCGTTGTTGATGCCAGGTTCCTGCCACCACTTCTCAACTACACCATTATTAAGAACACACATATAGCGCCAACTACGCATACCAAAGCCCAAATGGTTCTTACCAATCAACATACCCATGAAGCGGGTAAAGTTTCCTGATCCATCCGGAATAACTTTTACGTGTTTAATATCTTGCTGTTTAGCCCAAGCGTTCATTACAAATGCATCATTAACTGAAATACAGTAAACTTCATCGATATCAGCATTACGAATACGATCATAGTTTTCTTCAAAGCCTGGCAACTGATATGTGCTACAAGTAGGAGTAAATGCTCCTGGCAATGAAAATAAAACTACACGTTTGTTTTTGAATAGATCATCGCTAGTTGTTTGTTCCCAACGATATGGGTTTGGTCCATCAATGCTCTCGTCTCTAACCCGAGTTTGAAAAACCGTACAAGGTGGTTTAAATCCTTCAATCATAATCTTTTCCTTTAGTCTGTGTTTGTGTGTTGGCTACAGG